TATTTACGATGAAGCACTTGAAGGATTAGCTGATCAAAAAAGAGATATACCTGACCCAGAAGACTTTGCAACAGGTGGACGTGCAGGATTTAAAGCAGGACTTGGTAAAAGATTTTTAGAATTATTAAAACCAAAACCTAAACCAAAATTCGATGTAGAAAGATTTAGAAAAGGTCCAATTAATTTAGATTTTTTAGAAAACGTAGATAAAAAAGATCTTGAACCATTTATTAGATCTAGAGATACAGGTGGTATTGGTGGTTATGGTATGTATGATGACTTCGCAGACATGCCTGCAGGACTAAAAGCAGCAGAATTAATTTCAAGAATTAAAACAAAAGATGGTGGAATAAATTATTCAGCAGCAGAATTATTTTTAGGTAAAAAATTAAAAGGTAATGAAAGCGTTAATGAACTTATACAAATGTTAAACAGAAAAGAAATGAGAGCAGATGGTGGACGTATTGGTTATGCAGAGGGTACACCAGACATAAAATTATATCCAAGAGCTAGTGGTATGCAGAGTGAACAAGAAGTCGGCCCTGGTATAAAAATTTCTGAAAGAGATTTAAATTATGGAATTACTGGTTTACTCGAAGGAGATAAATTTTTTGGTGGCGCTGAATTAGATAAAGGTAAAGTTAAAATAGATGTTGTTACTCCAGAGGGTGATACTCTTTTTAAAGATACTATAGGAAAAGAAGATGCTGTTAATTTTATCTTAGGTATAGGAGATCCTAAAGGTGAAAAGTTTCAAATTAAAACAGATAAAGATTTTGAAAACATACAACTTGTTCTTAGAAAATCTTTTGCTGATGGCGGACGTATTGGTTTGAAAGCAGGTATGACGAAGCGTGCATTCATGAAACTTATGGGTGGCGTTGGTGCAACAATCGGTGCAGCGAAATCTGGAATATTTACTGGACTTGGTAAAGGCGCAACTAAACAAGCGGCAAAAGAAGTTGTAAAATCAACAACTACACCTCCTCCTTATTTCTTTGAGCTTGCAAATAAAATTAAACAGTTTGGTACAGATACTATGCCTACAAACGATAGAACAGTAGCTAAGATTATGAAATCTAAAGATGGTAAATCAGATTACATATTAGAACAAGATGTAACATCTGGAGATACAATTATTAAAAAAGTAAATAAAGAAGGTGATGAAATGATTACTGAAGTACAGATGATGGAACTTAGAAAAGGTGAGATTGTCCAAGGTAAAGATGGTAAAGCAATTAGAACTCCTGATGAGTATGAAGAAGTTACAGAAACTAACTCTAGAATTTATAAAGATGAATATAATGCAGCAGACTACGCAGATGGTATTGAAGAAACAGAAATTAAAAAAATTATAGACGAAGCTAGTGAACAAGCACCATCAATTAAAAAAGCAGGTGGCGGTATCGCTAGAATGTTAGGGGAATAATGAACCCATTAAAATACGCACAGATGATGAAGTATCTGACTCGGGCAAAGAAAGCTAACCCAGAACTTCCTGATGTTACATTTGCAGATAAAATTGCTCAACCACCAGTTAAACCAGACGTTGAAACAATAGAAGCTATTAACAGATTTAACAGAGCTAACCCAAGAACAGAAAAAGCAGGTGGTGGTATGTTGGTACAACCCAGTGACGATGGTCGTAGACCTGGGTACTCTGTAGATAAAAGAAATGATAAATTTAGAGTCACAAATAAAAGAGGTGATGTTACTTATAGTGATTGGGCAAAAAAAAATGGTTATGCTCAAACTTTTGATAATGAAAAAGAAGCTAAAGCAGCAGACAAAGCTTTTAAAGATTCTGTTTCTACAAAAACAAAAATTAAACAAACTAAATGGACAGATGAGATAACTAAATTATCTAATGATTTTAATAAAAAAGTTTTAAAAGATTTTAATAAAGGAGACATGTCTAAAACTCCAGCATGGAAATCTTTTTTAGAAAGTAAAAAATTAAAACACGCATCTGTTGGTTTTTATCAAAGTTTAGCTCCCGAATATAAAGTTATAAATACAGGTGTTAAAAAAAGTGAACTATTAAATGTATTAATTGGTCAAGCTAATAATAACTTTAAATATGTACCTTGGATGGATATTCAAAAAAAAATATCTATTTCTCCTGTTATTAATACTAAAGCATATAGAAAATATATTGATGCGTTAGATTCACAGGCCGTAAAAGCAAGTAAAGCTTTTGACTATTTATTAGACAACGATGTGGAGTTAAAACTTCCTAAAAATTTAAGTAAAACAATGGCAGCAGAAGGAAGCCTTTTAAGAAAAGTTATTCATGATTTAACAGGAGTAAATACAGCTGGTATTCGAAAAGGTTTAAATAGTAATGATGCTTTTAATAAATACTTTGACCAATTAGAATTTGCTAGAAGAGGTAATTTATTTACACAAGGTGAAGGTAGAACTTTAAATCAAATAATAGAAAACGCTGACTATAGAATGAAAGGTAATATCAGTTGGACTTCTGATATTAAATTATCAAATAGAGCTAACAAAAATGTATTTGATTATGCACTTAGAAATTTTAACTATCATCAATTAAATAAAACAGGCGAAGGCACAGTACAATTTTATGATAAGAAAACTAATAAGCCTGTTGATTGGAATACTCTTCCTAAAAATAAAAATGGCTTTAGGGTTTTAAAACCAAATAGTGTTTACTTTATAGACTCGACAGACCCTCGCTCTACTAAATGGGACATGGCAAAAATAGATGCTGACAACATGAAATGGTCTAAAGGCACAGGATCATCAGGAATGTTTGATGAAGTATTTCAAGCAAAAGATACATATGATAATTTACTTTCAACTAAAGTTTCAGATCCACGTAACCCTAAAGGTGCAAAAATTAGTTTTGGTAAATTAATGTCTGAAGTATATCAAACAGGGTTTGATAATTTTGGAAACCCCTATGCTATTGAACATGCAAGAGGTGTAGCTGAACGCCCTTTTAATGATATTAAAATTGCATCACAAAGAATTAATTCTGCTTTATCTGCTTTAAATAGAAATAAAACATTTGATGCTAAAACAAAAAAATTAATTTTAAACGAGTTAAACAAAGAAGTATTTAATCCTAAAGCTCAAAATGTTATTGATGAAATTATACAAGGAACAGTACCTCTTCAAAAAGATATTTTAGTTAAAGGAAAAAAATTTAATCAGTCTCAATTAGAGATGACACTAAAAATTTTAAAAGAAAGTAATCCAGAATCTGCAAGAAAAGTTGAAATTCTTTTAGGCTCAGGTTTTCCAGTTAATCAAATTGCAAACGAGCTTGTAAAAATTCCAGGTGTTAGACAATTTAGAAAAGCATTCACAGCATTAGGTGGACCAATTGGAGCAGCGATTGAAGCAGCTTTTGCATTTGGAACTTATAATAACGAAATATCTAAAGGGACACCTCCCGCTACAGCTTTAGAGATTGCACAAAGAGACGCTAGTTTTGGTCTTGCAGGAGAGGTTGACAAAGCGAGAATGACAGATCTTACAAATGCTGGAAGTGAAATTGGTGTTAACACTACAGGGTTTCAAGAATTAAAAACTATACTAGATCTTGAAAAAAGCATAGAAAAAGAAAAATCATTATTAACTCAAATGAGTTCTATTACTCAAGATATTGGAAGTGGAGGTGATGGACCAGGGTTATCAGGAGAATTCGATATTCAACAGCAACAAAATAAAATTTCTGATTTAGAAAATCAATATAAAAATCAAGCAACCAAAATAAAATCTTTAGAAAACTTTGATGATTTATTTAAAGACTACAATAGTGCTGTTGAATATCTTGCTCGTAAACAATATAATAAAACTTTACCTGATAGAAAAAATAGAGTGTATCCAGATCAAGGCACAATGGGTAGTGATTTTACATCAACTATTCTAAATCCAATAAAAAGTTTCTTACCACAAAATTTAATGGAGACTGGACTAAGTGTACCTACATCATTAATTCCTGGAATAAATAAAGATATTGATCTATCTTCAATCACAAGACCTTATGTAAGAGCAGCACAAAAAATTCCTTTTATAGGAAGTATATTTGAACCAACATCAGATGCTGCAAAACTATCAGCAATGAGTGAAGAAGAAAAAAATCAACGTGCACTTGATATGAATATTGTAAAACAAAACTATCACCCTGTTATGGGTACAACTATGAATCCTAGTCAAATGGAAGAATATTATGAAAATTATTTTGCAGGTGGTGGTATAGCTAAATTAGCTGGTGTATCATCAGGTCCAGCACCAGTATCAGGACCTAATCCACAAGGGTTGCCAGGACTATTAAAACGTGGTATTAAAATATAGGAGTATTAAATGGCAGATATAGATAAAGGACTCCCGAACACTAGAAACAAACTTGAGATTCCTTCAGAAGAGGAATTATTAGATGTTGCTGTTCAGGAACCAGTAGAAGAAAAAGGACCAATTGAGGTCATACCAGAAGAAGATGGTGGCGTAACTTTAGATTACGAACCGGGATCAATCAACGTACCAGGAACAGAATCACACTTTGATAACCTATCAGAACTTTTACCTGATGATGTTTTAGAGCCAATTGGAAACGAGATGGTTCAAAACTACATGGATTACAAATCTTCTAGAAAAGAATGGGAGAACGCTTATACAACTGGATTAGATCTTTTAGGTTTTAAATATGAAAATAGAACAGAACCTTTTCAAGGAGCTAGTGGTGCAACTCACCCAGTTCTTGCAGAAGCTGTTACTCAGTTTCAAGCACAAGCTTACAAAGAATTATTACCGGCAGATGGACCAGTTAGAACACAAGTTGTAGGAATTAAAAATCCACAAACAGAACAACAAGCAACTCGTGTTAAAGATTTTATGAATTACTTAATTATGGATCAAATGAAAGAGTATGAATCAGAGTTCGATTCTATGTTATTTCATTTACCATTAGCAGGATCAACTTTTAAAAAAATATACTATGACGTACCAATGGGACGAGCAGTATCTAAGTTTGTACCTGCAGATGAATTAATTGTCCCGTATACGGCTACCTCATTAGACGATGCGGAGGCAGTTATTCATACCGTAAAAATTTCTGAAAACGAATTACGAAAACAACAAGTCAGTGGTTTCTACAGAGATGTAGAATTAGGTCCTCCAGGTACAGATAGTAATGGAGAACTAGAAAAAAAAGAACGTGAATTAGATGGCACAAAAAAAACAGGAAAGAACGAACCTGTTTATACTTTGTTAGAGTGTCATGTTAATTTAGACTTAGAAGGTTTCGAAGAAGTCGATGCTCAAGGTGAGCCGACTGGAATAAAATTGCCCTACATAGTAACTGTAGAAGAAGGCAATAGGAAAGTTTTGTCTATTAGACGAAACTATGCGCCCGATGATCTAAAGAAAAATAAAATCCAATATTTTGTCCACTTCAAATTTCTGCCAGGACTAGGATTTTATGGCTTTGGACTCATTCACATGATTGGCGGATTGAGTCGTACGGCAACGGCGGCTCTCCGTCAATTATTAGATGCAGGAACATTATCAAACCTGCCAGCAGGATTTAAACAAAGAGGTGTAAGAGTTAGAGATGAAGCATCACCGATACAACCAGGTGAATTTAAAGATGTAGATGCGCCCGGTGGTAATTTAAGAGATGCATTCTTTCCTTTACCATATAAAGAACCTTCTCAAACATTATTACAATTAATGGGTGTTGTAGTTGGTGCGGGTCAAAGATTCGCGGCTATTGCTGACATGCAAGTTGGTGATGGAAACCAAGGTGCAGCTGTTGGAACTACAATTGCATTATTAGAACGTGGTTCAAGAGTAATGTCAGCTATTCATAAAAGATGTTACGCAGCAATGAAGAATGAATTTAAATTATTATCTAAAATTGTTGCACAATATTTACCACCAGAATATCCTTACGATGTTGTAGGTGGAGTAAGAAATATAAAACAAGCAGACTTCGATGATAGAGTAGATGTTGTACCAATTGCAGATCCTAATATATTTTCTATGTCTCAAAGAATTACACTTGCACAAACTCAGTTGCAGATTGCAACATCAAATCCACAATTACATAATATGTATCAAATCTATAGAAACATGTACAATGCAATTGGTGTAAAAGATGTTGATGCAGTTTTACCACCACCAGCACCAATGGCACCGATGGATCCAAGTTTAGAACACATAAATGCTTTAGGTGGCAAACCTTTTCAAGCTTTCCCTGGTCAAGATCACAGAGCACACATCACAGCTCACTTAAATTTTATGTCTACTAACATTGTAAGAAATAATCCGGCTGTAATGGCAGCAATACAAAAAAATATTTTGGAGCATATTAGTTTGATGGCACAAGAACAGGTACAATTAGAGTTTAGAGAGCAAATGCAGCAGATGATGATGATGCAACAACAAGCAGCAACTAATCCACAGCTGCAAGCACAGCTTCAAGCAATGACAAATCAAGTAGAAGCAAGAAAAGCTATCTTAATTGCAGAGATGACAGAAGAATATATGAAGGAAGAGAAACAAATTACATCACAATTTGACAATGACCCTCTATTAAAATTAAAATCACGTGAAGTTGACTTGCGTGCAATGGAAAATGAACGTAAAAAGAACACTGATGAAGCAAATCTAGATCTAAATCGTTCTAAACTAATGCAAGCACAAGAAATTGCA